GGGTATTACATCTCGTAGCAATTCAATTCAAAATGAGATTTCACACTTTGAAATTGAATTTCTTATGTATACATTAATTAAACTACTTGACATATCAATAAAATAAGAGTATAATATACTTATAAAAAGAAAGGAGATGAGAAATTATGAAAAAGTTTGATTTAATATTAGCATTTTTTACAGGCTGTCTTTTTGGACTAATTATTGCTTTTATTGATTATTGTAGATTCTTTTTATAGAAAGTAGGTGTTAATATGTCAAAATATAGAGGTAAATTTAGAGTGTACGAAAAAGGAAGTTTAATTGCTGTATCATGGTTAATTAAAAAATATGGTTTCTATTCAACAGTTGCAATAATTGATTCTGGATCATTTTTTGATGAACCTACAAAATCAATTATTTATATTAAACTAGAGCATAATCAGAGGTATGTGAAAGTTTTAAAAACAAAGCCGTGTGAATAAATGTTTCATGTGAAACATTAAAACTTATCCACAGAGTTTTCAACAAATGTTGATAAATTAAAAATACATAAAAAATACAATCTTATACTTGACATTTCAAACATAAAGTAGTATAATATAATCATAGTAAAGGAAAGGAAGTGTTATAAAAATGATTATTTATCTTTAATTTTAAAAGATTTTAATAAATTACATAAGTTTGGCTTTTCTAAAATTGAAAAAATATACGATGGAACAGACATGGTTATTTTTAGATTATATAGTTCCAATATTAGAACAGCTTCTCTTTCATATGTTAAAGAAACAAAAGAGATTTATTTTGAATGTTGCAAAATAGAATCAGATGATTTAAAATCATCAATAGAAAGTTATTTATCTCTTTTAAATAAAGAGTAAATATAAATTACAATTAAATTTCATTTAAAAGAAAGGAGAACAAAACATGAAATTTACAAGAACAGTAAAATTTAATGAATATGTTATCGGTTATGTAGATAACATGGAAATCCACGAGGTGAAAAGAGTTGAGAAAACAGGTCGTTTAGGTCGAGCTATTCTCGCAGATGTAACTAAAGAATGTGGTCATAAGGCAATCATTCTTAACACTATCGTTCATGAAAAACACTATGAATGTAGCTTAGAGGATTTTTTAACAATCGCAACAGAAGTACCGATTGAAGAACGTATCAATGCAGATTCAGTAGAAGAATAATTTATTTAAAAGGAGAGAAAAACAATGGCAAATGAATTAACAATCACAGGAACAAATGAAACTATCGTAACATCACTCACATTAGATACAATCGAAGATAAGAAAAAGATGTTCAATGCAATGAACGCAACAGATTATTCATTATCTGAACATCTTGAACAGCCTATCAGGGTTGTTGACTATCTCATTCATGATTGCGAAATCGCAGATGATAATGGAGAAAAACAGGAAACAAAAAGACTTGTTTTATTCGATGAAGATGGTAAAACGTACAGCACAGTATCCAATAGTGCTTATGATTCTTTTGGTAAGATTGTTACAATCTTTGGAGAACCTAGCGAATGGAACGGTGAGTTATCAATCAAAGCATCAGAGAAAAAGTCAAGAAAATACAAGTTTATTACATTGGAAGTTTGTTAAAGATTTAGGTAACAATTAATTAGTATATTTTTAAGAAAGGAAAAACATTTATTATAAAATTACAAGATTTATTTTCCATCTCACTCATTTAATAAATCTTGTTGTCGTTATAATAAATGTATGTAAACATATTTTTTCATACATAGGGTAGTATTTATTACTACCCTAAATACTTTTAAGGTGGTGTTAAAAATTGGCTATACGTTGGAAAAATGGAGAAATTGACAGTTTAAGAAAGTTAAATAAAAGAGCAGATAGAAAAATAAGAAGAATAGCCGAACAATATGATTATGATGTACCTTTTAAGGTACGACAACCATCTGAATTCCAAGACAGAACAGAATACAACAGTTACATAAAAGGAATTAATAAGTTATTAGAAAGAAATGCATATTCTTTCAAAACGAATAAATATGGTGTTTCATTATCTAATTATGAAATTGACACAGCAAAAAGACTAATTGAAAAAAGAAACAGAGTAAAAACAAAAGAATACAATGAGATAAAGAAACAAATTGCAAAGACAGGTGGTGTACCAGACTTCACTACAACTGGAAAAATTCAACAGAGAAAAAGACAGTTACACGTTGAAGATGTTATAGACGATGAAAAGTTTTATGAATTCAGAAAAAGAGAATTCAACATTAATAAATACCGTTCAATACAAGATTTTCAAAAAGATATACGCTTATTAAGGAAACAAATTAGCGGAGAATCACAAAAAGAAAATGCACAACAATATAAAGAAAACTATAAAAAAGCACTTAAGACTACATATGGTGATAGAGCAGATGATTTAATTAAAAAAATTGACGATATGAAAACCCAAGATTTTATAAATTATTATTATTCAGATGCTTATGTTTCAATTTCTTTTGTATATAGTGAAGAAGTTGGCGAAGATAAACAGCTTGCTAGTTTAAGGAATATTTTTAAATGAGTCAAAGAGGAATGTATACGGCAGACTTTGAAACAAATACTCACTCATATGATGTATCAGTTTGGGCATATGCTATTTGTGACATTAAAAATGTAGAAAATGTTGTTTATGGTAATTGTATAGACAATTTTATGAAATGGTGTGAAGATAATGTAAAATCAACTGTTTTCTTTCACAATTTGAAGTTTGATGGTGAGTTTATTATTTCATGGCTGTTGACAAATGGTTTTAAATGGGAAAAGAAGCTAAAACATAAAAGATGTTTTTCAACTTTAATTGATTTTACAGGCACATTTTATTCAATTAGAATAAAATTTGACGGTAAAGAATATATTGAAATTTTAGACTCTTTGAAAAAACTTCCAATGCCAGTTAAAAAAATTGCTACGTCATTTAATCTTCCAATATTAAAAGGTGAGATTGATTATAATTTGCATAGGGGTAAAGGTCATGTTATGTCTGATGCTGAAAAAGCTTATATAAAAAATGATGTGCAGATTGTTGCTATGGCTTTAAAACAACAGATTGACCAAGGTTATACTCATATGACAAACGCTAGTGATGCTTTACATTATTATAAAGGAATTACAAAAAATTTTGATTACTGGTTCCCAAAATTAGACGACTATCAAGATGCTTTTATTAGAAAATCATATAAAGGTGGATGGACATATTTGAAAAAACCTTGTGAAATTGGTAAGGGTATTGTTTTAGATGTTAATTCATTATATCCGTTTTCTATGTATGATACTCTTTTACCATATGGAAAACCAATATATTTTCAAGGTGAATATTCACAGGATGATAATTTCCCACTTTTTGTTCAGCGGTTTGCTTGTCAATTTAAGCTAAAGGAAAAACACTTGCCTATGATTCAGCTAAAAAACAACTTAAGATACAATCCAGTTCAATACCTTAAAGAATCACAACAACAAGAATTATTGACGTTGACTTCAATAGATTTAAAACTGTTTTTTGACCATTACGAAGTATGGGATATAGAATGGTTTGATGGTTATAAATTTAGAGGTAGAAAAGGAATGTTTAAAAACTACATTGATTTTTTCTATGCACAAAAAGCAACTTCAAAAGGTGGAAAAAGGCAGATTGCTAAATTAATGCAAAACAGTTTATATGGTAAGTTCGGTTCAGCAGTCACTGGAAAGAGTAAAAAACCATACTTAGATGAAAATGGTGTAGTTAAGTATGAAACAATGGATGAAGAACAAAGAACACCAGTTTATATTCCAGTGGCTTCTTTCATTACAGCTTATGCCAGAAACAAAACAATCCGTTCCGCTCAAAAAGTGTATGATAGGTTCATTTATGCAGACACGGATAGTTTACATTTAACTGGTTTAGAGTACCCAGAAGATTTAGAGATTCACGATACAAAACTAGGTGCATGGGCACATGAAAGCACATTTATTAGAGCTAAATTTATAAAACCAAAAACTTATATAGAGGATAATGGTGATTTTTTAGACGTAAAAGCTTGTGGTATGCCAGATAATATTAAAAAGAATGAAGTTACCTATGACAATTTTAAAATTGGATTTAAGAGTAACAATAAATTACAACCGAAGCGTTTAAAAGGTGGTGTACTTTTAACAAATGTTCCATTTCAAATAAAATAAAAATTTTGTTGACAAAAATAAACAATAGTGTTATAATAATAATAGATAGAGGAAAAGTAATTTTAAAAGAAATTGCTAGTCTATCATTTTATGTTAGGCTGTAATAATTTCTTTAATAATGACTTTTTGTACGCTTCCACAGGTGACACTGGTACAAAAATGGTTTTGTGTTGTGGAATACACCTTTATTATTATTATTACAGCCGATTATTAAAAAGGAAGTGTATAATATGAATTATGAAGAATTATTAGAATCAGTTAGAAATATTGAGGGCGAAGATGCAAAAGAGCAAATTATTGCAATTTTGGAAAAATGGGAAAATCCAGATAAACAAAAACTAACTGAAATGCAAGAAACTATTGATAAGCTGAATAATGACTTAGCTCGTTATGAGATTAGAGTTGATGAACTGAGAAAGTTTAATGCCGAAAAACTTTTAAATACTTCTACAGATGGTGATAAAGAACCAGAAGTAGATGATGTGAGTTTAGAAGATATTATTGATTCATTTTAATTTTGAAAGGAGATTTAAAAAATGCCAAACGCAAACGTAGATATTTTAAATGCTATTAGAGCAAAAGCTTCACCAGATTATCAGAACAGAGTCCCAGAAGCTACAAAAGAGAACTTAAAAAAAGTAGCAATGACCATTACAGAATATGAACCATCTAAAAATGAGTTCTTACATTCTTTAATGAATCGAATTGCTTTAGTTGTTTTAAGAAAGAAGCTTTTTAACAACCCTTTAAGAAACTTTAAAAAAGGTACACTTGCATATGGAACAGATATTGAAGAAATTTTTGTAAACATTGCAAAAGCACATACCTTTAATCCAGAAAGGGATGAAGATTTACAGTTTAAAAGAGAAATTGCAGATGTTCAGACAAGATTCCATAGATTTAATAGAGCAGATTTTTATAAAGTTACAATTTCTGAAAATCAGCTAACTAATGCTTTTTTAAATGAATATGGAATGAGGGATTTAATTGGTACATTAACAGATTCTCTATATAATGGAGATAATCAAGATGAATATTTGATTATGAAAAATCTGTTAACAAAACATATTGATTCAACAGATACATATAATGTTCATGTTGATTCTGTTACAAATAAAGAAACCGCTGAGAACTTGTTAGTTGAAGTTCGCTCAATGGCGGGAACATTACCTTTTTATGCTAGTAAATATAACCCTGCCGGTGTGACAACATTTACAAAGAAAGAAGAAATGATTCTTTTTGTAACACCAAGGACAAAGGCATTAATGGACGTTAAAGCATTAGCGGCGGCTTTTCATCTTGATAAAGCAGATGTTGAATTCAGTATTGTAGAAGTTGATAATTTTGGAGATTCTGAAAAAGCAAAATCAACTGTGGCAGTTTTAACAGATAGTGACTTCTTTGTAGTATATGATAAGATGCAGAAATTCACAGAAGCTTATAATGCACAGGGATTATACTGGAATTATTTCTTCCATCACTGGGAAACAATTTCTAGCTCACAGTTTTCAAACTTTGTTCGATTTACAACTGATGTTGTAGCAAAAGATAGTGTATCATCTGTTACTTTATCACCTAAACAAATTGAAAATGCAGAAAAAGGTTTATCTTATGACATTACAGCAAAAGTTGAAAAAACAGGAAATGCAAGTGAAGCTGTAGCATGGGAAGTTAATTCCACATTATCAACAGTACAGGATGGAGTTCTTTACATTAATAAGGAAGAAACAATGGAAACATTGGCAGTAACAGCTAAATCTATTGCTAATCCAACAGTTAGTGATACGTGTACTATTACTATTAAACAGTAGAGGTGATTAACAGTGCCAGACTTAAATAAATCAATTCAGCCAGACAGCCAGATATGGTTTTTGTCTGGTACTGGAATTGAAAATTATGAAAATCAAATAGACTTTAGAAATACTGGTGTAAGACGACAATTTATGCAAGACCATTTATTATTTACGGTAAATAATTATAGGTATATTAGAAAAAACCAGACGATTCTTATTAATAAAAATGTAGAACAATGTTATAATATTGATTATTGTTATTATAAAAATAGGAATTTTGGTGATAGAGAGATTTTTTGTTTTGTAACTGATGTTAATTATGTTAATGATGAAACAACAGAAATATCAATAGAAGTAGATGCATGGACAACATTTCAATTTGATATTAAATTTAAAAAATGCTTTATCATGAATCAGCATGAACAAGAGTTTGCAAACAATAATTACGACTTGCATGGTGGTGCTTTAGTAGGTAATAACCTTTATCCAGAAAATTTAGAGTTTGGTGGGAATTATGTGAATGTGCATACAGAATCTTATCACTGGAAACTACCTTATTTAATTCTTGTATGCTCATCTGTAGAATTAGATGGTGATTTTGGAAGTAAAAACTCCCCCAACATTAATTCTTCACATGGTACAGTTTGTGATAATATACCATCAATGCTATCATACTACATATTAAAATCTGGTGCTGAATTTGAAAATTTAGCGAAAGGTTTAAGTAATACTCCGTGGATTGCACAAAATATACAATTTGTTACTATGATTCCGAAGGAATTTTTAGATGATTCTAATTTAAGAAAAATAGACATTAGTTTTTCTACAGGAACAAAAGTTAGTGTTTATAAAATTAAAGATAACTATATAAGTCCAGAAAAAGACATTTTAAAAGTGGATAATGTTATAGAAAAGTTTGGTTTAAAACAAGAACATTTTAAGCTTTACCAGTACCCTTATTCATATATTGAAATGACAGGTTATAATGGACAACAGTTTATTATTAAACCAGAGTTATTGACTGATAAAAACGTAATTGATTTACAGTGTATATCTTATATTAGTTCAGCACCAAGATTTTGTGTTTATCCAAAAGGATATGCAAATTATAGTGATAATGGTTTTAAGTATGGAAATTTAGTTACGCAAGGTGATTTTATAAATAGTGGAATTATTTTTGGCAATTTTCCGCAGATACCAGTTCTTGTCGATAACAGTATTTTATATCAAGCTCAAAATGCGAACAGTTTTGCTTTAAATAATGCAATCGCAAATTACAATAAAAAAGAAGCAAGATTTTTTGCTCCTATTGAAAGTGGTATGGGTGTAGTATCTAATGCATTAAAAGGAAATATCGGTGGTGTTATATCATCTTTATATGGTGGTGCTAAAAAGGTATATGAAACTGATAAACAAAGTGAGATTACAATTAGAAAACAGATGGCAAAAATTCAAGATGCAGAAATCACTCCACCCACACTTGCAGGGCAAACTGGTGGAGATGGGTTTAACATTGCGAATGGATTCGGGGGTATCACTTTAAAATGGAAAACAATTCATCCAAGAATGATTGACCGATTGAATTCATTTTTTGAAAGGTATGGTTATGTTTCTAATCGTTTTGAACTTCCAAAATTAAGAACGTGTGAACGATTTAACTATATAAAAACACAAGGTTGTATTATTGAAGCAAATATTCCTAAGAGTTTTGCGGAAATCATACAAAATATGTTTGACAAAGGGGTAACACTTTGGCATGATGGTGACATAGGAGTTTATACAACAAATAAATTTATAGGAGATTAAAATATGAGTGATTATGATGTTCAAATTGCAGAGTTAAAAAAGGATATTAAGTCACTCGAACATCGGGTAGATGAAATAGAAGATAAGTTTTCAGAAATCGAAAAATTAAATTTAAGTAACGAGCGATTAAATTTGATGCTTAATTCTATTTCATCAAAACTTGATGATGTGACCTTAAAAGTTGTAAATTTAGAAAGAAAACCTACAGAATGGTACGAGTATTTAATTAAATACGCTATTACTTGTTTAATTGGTTTAGCTTTAGGGAGATTATTATGATTAATTTTAAAAACAAAAAATTTAATAAAGCTTGTGAAGATGTAGCATTAAGATGTATTAAGACTTTTGCTCAATCTATGTTAGGTAGTTTGACAGGTTTAACAATGATTAGTGAAGTAAATTTTTCAACTGTATTAAGCACAGCATTATTTAGTGCTTTATATGCATTTTTATTTAACTTATCAAAATTGAAAGTAGGTGATGATTTTGACGAAGTTTAAATCTAAAGGTATTGACATTTCTTACCATAATGGAAATTTAGACATTTCAAAATTTAGTGACGTTGATTTTGTAATCGTTCGAGCTGGGTTTGGTAAAAACAATATTGATAAAAAATTCAAAGATTATATGAAACAACTTTCAAAACTAAAAAAGAAAGTTGGTATTTATTGGTTTTCTTATGCATATACAGAAGAAATGGCAAGAAAAGAAGCTAATTATTGTTTAAATGCAATTAAAAATTATGACATTGATTATCCTATCTTTTTTGACTGGGAATATGATAGTTATAATTATGCATTAAAAAATGGAGTAAAACCTACAGGAAGTTTAATTTGTAAAATGACAGATATATTTTGTAAGACAATTAAATCATCTGGTTATGAAACAGGTTTTTATTTCAACAAAGAATATTTTGATAAATATTATAGAGAATTTGCACTTGCAAAACCTTATTATTTATGGTATGCAAGATATAATAAAGAAATGGGTAAATTACCTGTTAATGTAGATATATGGCAGTATTCAAGTTCTGGAAGTATTGATAGTACAAATAAAAAATTTGATGTAAATTATTCTAATATTAATAATTACAATAATAAGAAACCATCAAAAACAGAATCAAAAAAGAAGCATTATAATTATAAACAAAATGTGAAAGATTTACAGAAATTAATCGGTGCTAAAGTTGATGGAATCGTGGGTAAAGAAACATTAAGTAAACTACCTACACTACGTGTTTCTATTCAATCAAAACGAATTGTTCAGTGTATGCAGAAATTTTTAAAACATGAACATGGTTATACTTTAGGCGGTTATGGATGTGATGGACATTTTGGACCATCTACAGAAAAAGCTGTAAAGAAATTTCAGAAATCTAAAAAATTAAAGGTTGACGGAATTGTAGGATATAATACATGGAAAGCCTTAACAAAAAGGAAGTGATTAGATGGCGAAAAAGAAAAAAATAAGTTGTGGTGATTTATTCCATCTTAATCCAAACGTTTATGATTCCACCTTTGTTTCTGGAATATCTAACAACGAAACATATTTTATGTATTTAAATGTATTTACCAGAATACTAATGAATCGTTTTCGTTGGAAAGATTTACCAAACACTTGTAGTGAAGAAATGTTAGAAAAATCTTTATGTCAACAGGGAAAAGCACTATTTTTCTTTGATGAAAAAATTGGTTATTTAACATTACCATTCACTGATTCTGGAAGATTAAATATTTATGGGAATCCAGTAAGGCGAATAGCTTATTCACCTTATGCTAATTATAGACATGAGTGTTACGGAGATAATTCAGTTATCATTTACAATAACTACATGAGAATGACAGAATTTTTACTTGCACATTCTTATGCTTTAAGAATTGCAAATACACAAAGAATCTGTGATGTAAATATTTCTGGACAGAAAAAAATGAAGTTTATTGCTTGTGATGAAAGCAAACGATTATCTTACAAAAATGTAATGAAAGACTATGATGGTAACGAACCTATGGTTTTTGGAAGCACTTCGCTTGATATTGATGATTTTAAAACATTAGAGTTTTCTACAGATGATAGTTTTTTAGGACTTGATGAATACAAGAAAAAAATGTTTCATGAATTTTTAACGTTTATTGGAGTGAATAACACTGATTTTGAAAAAGGCGAAAGACTTGTTTCTAATGAGGTTGATTCAAACAATGAAATTATAAGCATGATGAAAACTGATGGTTTAGAAATGAGGAAAAAAGCTTGTGATTCTATTAATAAAAAATTTGCACTAAATGTTAGTGTTGAATGGAATCCAGACATTGAAAAATTCGCTAAAAAATTAATGAGTCCAGATGATAAAGGCGGTGATGCTATTGAGTAAATACACAACAGAATTGCGTTATCTTTTAGAAATGGATTATGATTTAGGTTTAAACGACTATCCTATATGGGAAGAATCCCACAGGGAAGAATTGAATAAAAGAATCGCAGAACATTACAAATTTAGAGAAATTGGTTTTGAAACTGCAAGTTTATTTAAGGACAGATTAAACACTAGAATGTGTGAGATTATGCCTAAATACTGTAAACTGTATGATGAATTAAAAGACAAAAAATTAACAGAAAACAAAGATATTTACGAAGAAATTAATAACAAATCAGAACAGACAGGTACAACAACAAGTACAAGCAAGGGAAGAACAAGTGATACCCCTATGGGAAGTTTAGGTGACGTTTATTCAGAAAATTATGCTACTACTTCTAATGTAGGTGATGCAAGTACAGAAGATACTACAGGCGCAAAAGGAGAAAGTGCAAGGCATTTACACGGGCATGACGGCACAAAAGAAAACTATAAAATGTTTCAAGAAATGTTAAAAATTGAAACGAATCTTGATTTATTGATAATTCGAGATTTAGACGACTTGTTTATGTGTATATATTAAGGTGGTGAAAAAATGGCAAGCGTAAAAATAAAAAAGGTTTTAACTCATGATTTTGAAAATAAAGGTAAAGTACAAAATTTTGATGACATAATGCAAAAATTTTTAGATTATGTTAAAGATAAAGTAACTTTTTTAGATGTTGAATGTAACAAACAAGCTAATTTTCAATCAAAAGCAAATACATTTTTAGATATAAATGTAAAACAAAGTGTTAGTGGTATTGACAGTTACCCTAAAGTTTTTGCATTAAAAGGTGTTAGTTTAAGCAATCAATTTTTAAACATTATTTCTTTTGAACTTGGACAAACAGAAGCAACTAAAAATGAACCAGTACATGACCATTACATATTACAAATTTATAATCCAACTGACGCAGATATTGTATCTAATGTAAAATTACAGTTAAAATGTAGTGGTGACTATAACGAAATGCAAAATCCAGTATAAAGGTGGTGATAAAATGAGTTTTTCTTACAAAACTGAAAACTTAGGTTTACCAGTATGGGGTAGCAACGACAAACCAACACAAGATGATTTAAACTATCAGAATCATCAAATTGATAAAAAATTCAATGAGAAACCTTTTCATAACATCTCAGAATTAAAAAATACAAATGGAAATTTTTCACCTTTACAAATTATTAATGAACCAATTTCTAATAGTTATATGTATTATCTAACAATGAAAGGACAATACGACAAAAATGCAATTTTAAGAATCAACTGCGGTGTTATTTTTAAAGTTCATTATGGTCAATACGATACAAATATTTATTTCATTCCTTATGATTGGTTTAGTGGAGATATTAATGATATAATTGTTCAATGTATAACGAAAGAGGGTGTGTAAATGTTACCATTATTACCATGTTTTAAAGTTCTTCCATTAGTTTACGATGAATCCCTTTCATATTATGAAGTTTTATGCAAATTAACAAAATTACTTCAGGAAATGGCTAAAAATGTGGATGGAAATTTTAATTCCATTCAAAATGAAATTGAAAAAATTTACAGCCAGATTACAGATTTAAAGGCATATGTTGATGAACAGGATAGCAAACTAAGTAATAGAATCGATTTAACAAATGAAAGAATTACAGAGGAAATTAGAAAATGTCACGAGCATTGTGAAATTTACGCAAAGAGATTATATGACCAGTTACTTGATATTTTAAATCAGTATCAAGGTGAAATGAAACAGTGGGTTTTGGGTGAGATTGCAAAAATCCCAACAGGAATTCCTAAACAATTTGCAATTACTGGAAACCCAGAAACATCTGGTTTACAGCATGACATTATCACAGTAACTAGAGAATCTATGTGTGATTTTGTGAATAGTGATAAATATTATTGTAAAGAGATGGATTTAATTGGTATACCGATTAAATTTTATGAATCAGTTAATTCTTGTTATGATTATGATACTAAGTGTTATTATGATTTATCTCATAATTATGTTGATAACATTCAAAGTGATGCACCTTTAATCTTTTATTTAAAAATTTCAGATTATATTAAAAATGGGGATGATGAATTAATTATTAAAGGCAGTATAATGACTATATCTATAAAAATTAATGGTGATAAATTTAATTTTAAGTTTTCATTTTCAGATAAAACAATAGAAGAAATACTTGAATTACCTATAACTAATTTAAACATTGGTATAACTAATGATGGTGAAAATAGAAGAATTAGTTTATTTGATATTTGTAAAGAATTATTTCATAAAGTTAACTTTTTTAATTATGATTTACCTTACGATGGTTTAATCGGTGAATTATTAGAAATAAAAAATATTACTAATATGATAGGAAAAGTTGATAACAAGTTTATACCATTTTATTTTGACATATATGAATAAAGAAAGGAGATAATTTATGTCTTACACAAACGAAACAAAAAAATTACATTTACCACAATGGGTAGGAACAGACCGCCCTACATACCTTGTTGATTTTAACACAGCATTTTTAAATATTGATAATGCCTTTGTTGCTCAAGATGTTGAAATTGCTGCTATTTTATCCAAAGTCAACCAGTTCATTTCAAAAATGTTGGGAACAGGGGATGATTTAAACAATCTTGATAATGGTCATTATTCATTGCCACCAAACGATGATTATACAAAACAGAACAGACCGACGAAAGAAGCAGGCTTCTTATATGTATACAATGATAATGTAGGTACATGGCAAATTTACGTTGATTCTGATTCTCAAATGTATATTCGTTCTAAATTGCATGATGGAAACTGGAGTTCATGGAACAGATTAGTCGGTGAATCTGAATATAAGAATTTTGTGAATAATGTTAATAATGACATTACGCAGATTCGCAACACAGCTAATAATGCAGAAAGTGTTGCAAATAGTGCAAAGAATGTTGCTGATAGCGCAAAGAATGTTGCTGATGGTGCTTTAGAAAAAGCAACAAATAATGAAACTAATCTAAATAACTTAAATAAATTATATGAATATGTAATAGGTACTGGACCTTTAACAAGTACAAGTATTCCTGCTAATGGGGGAACTTCTATTGGTTTTCCAAGTATTAATACAAGTTTATTAGCAAATAATTATGAAGTAATTGGTGTTGTTCAATTGTGGTTACCACAAAATAAAGGTGCTAATGTAATAGAACGATATGAATTTACAGGAACAAAATGTGAATTAAGTGTCCATAATTTAACAAGTAATGAAATAATTGTTGAACCAAACACTTATCAAGTTATGCTAAAAGTTATTAAGAAATCATAAATAAAATAGGGTGTATCAAATGCACCCTATTTTTAAAAAGGAGATAAAATGGCAATTTTTGACGAAGCATGGGTAAGAGCTTTTCAATACATCATAGCAGATATTGAAACAGATTTTCGATGGAATCTAATAGAATTAAATCCACATATGGGTATTGGGATATATCAAGCAAGTAATGGCGAATCATGGGATTTATTGCATAATATCGTAACTAAATATCCAGATTTAAAAACTTATTTTTCTGATGAATTCTTGAAAACTTTTGATTCTGGTAGTAAAAGATGGGGGTATAAAGTTTTTACAAACTCGCAAGCTAATCAGATACGAAAATGTTTAGCAACGACAAATGCAAAGAAAGTTCAACAAGAAATGTTCGACAGTTTTGCTAATAGATATATTAAAGTTATGAAAAGAAATCATATCACAAATAAAAAAGGAAGTATTTTTGCAAGCACGATTTATCATCAAACACCAAAACGTATGTTTCAAGTATTTAATGCAGTAGGAAACGCCCCTTATACAAGATGGTATACAGGAGCTATGAATAATGCTGTATTAAGGAACTACCCAAGCAGATATAGAAAAGTTAAAAATTTTCTAGCAAGTTGGGATGGAAAAGAAATCAAGAAAATTCCAGACGGTGTTAGTACGAAAGACTGGGATGCAGATGATATTGGTGACATTAATCCTGACTATGGTAGTGCAACAAATAAAAACAATCCAGACAGAAGTGCAGTAAGTACAACTGTAACAAATTTAGGTATTAACTCAATTAAACTAATTAGTTCTAATGAATTATGGCTAAATATGAATAATGAGGGAAACAATATTAATATAAGATTTATTAAACAAGCTAATAATCTTTGGATTCCATCAAATGTTAGTAGCACAAACCAAAATGAATTGACAGGAGATGAACAAACAAGCAACAGTGGAAACAATGCAAATATCACCACTAAAAATGATGTTTTAAATAAGTTTACAACTGGTGGAAAAACAACAAAGAAACCAAAAAACGGACAAACGGCAAGTGGAGTACGTGGAAAAATCATAGTAACCATGAAATCTTTAGAGGGAAAAGTAAGTTACACTCAAGCAAGTGGAGCAAGGATGCGACCAAACAAAGGAACAGCAGATTGCAGTGGTTTAGTATGGTATTGTTATAAGAAAAATGGGTATAACATAGGAACATGGACAGGTGACCAAAGAGAAAATGGGAAAAATATTCATAGTGGTAGATGCAGTTCATGGAAAAGCTCATATGAAGATGATTTAATGCCGGCAGATTTATTCGTTATGAAACATGACAGTGGCGGTGGACATGTTGAAATGTATATGGACAGAAAAGGATATGTCATGGGCATTGGTTCAGCACGAGTTAAAGGTAGTAGATGGAGAACTATTACAGATTTAATGAATAAATTTGATTCATATACAGTTCGTAGAATTATTGATGAATAAAGTTATAAAAATTCTGGGCGACAAAAGTTATAAAAATTCCTTGATTTTTGTTTTGAATTTCAAGGAACTTTTATAAATTTACAATATAACAATCATTATAAAATATAGTATAGAATGTATATAATTTGTTTATTGTAAATAATTTACATTGTATTATAAATACAGTATATTGTATACACAATCGGTTAATTGTAAATGATTTACATTGTATTATGAATATTGTATACACAATCGGTTAAAAGAAAGGATGTGTTATAAAAATGAAAAATAATAATAATATGTTTTATGACCTATCAAAAATGCAATCGTACAATGCACTTTTGAATTTTTTGTTGGGTGGTCGTGGAATAGGTAAAACGTACGGGCTTAAAAAGTGGGCTATCAAGGATTTTTTAAAAACTGGAAAGCAATTTATTTATCTAAGGCGTTATAAGTCTGAGTTAAAGGACTTAGATAAATTTTTTAATGCTGTATCTAAAGAATTCGATAGTGTTGAGTTTGAGGTTAAAGGCAGAACGTTCTACATAAATAAAAAAGTAGCGGGATATGCTGTAGCATTAAGCACAGCATTAACAAAAAAGTCGGCAGAATATCCAAACGTAAATAAAATTATATATGATGAATTTTTAATAATGAAGTCAAACTTGCATTATATACCCAACGAACCTGAGATGTTTCTTGAATTTTTTGAAACAGTCGCACGTATGCGAGATGATGTACGAGCGTTCTTTTTAGGTAATGCAACTTCAGAAAACAACCCATATTTTGTATACTTTAACCTACGTTGTCCAGAAACAATATATTATGATTCTAAACGGTTTATATTAATTGAAAATATTCAAAACTCACAATCATTCATGGAAAAAAAGAAAAGTACAAGATTCGGACAATTAATACAGGGAACTGAATATGCAAGTTATAGTATTGATAATGAATTTTTTAGTGATGACAATACTTTTATAGAAGAATATAAGGGCAGAATGAAGCTCGTTAGCTGTGTTAGAATTAATAAAAAAGAAGTAGGATTTTGGCAAACTATAGAAGAAAAGTTATACGTTTGTGATAAAATAAACTATGACTGTCCATGTTGTGTATCATATGATAAGGAAGATGTTAACGAACGATTCAATTTAGGTATGAAAAAAGGATTTACAAGCGAGCTGATAAGGCGTTACTTTCGTAGAAATGATATGATATATCAAAATATTTTCGTGAAAAATCTTGTATTTGAGATTATGAGAAAAATAGGCTGTTAATGTTTCACGTGAAACATGAAAAAACCAGACACATTTTATGTCTGGTTTTTCTTTACAAATCTTTTATTCTCCTTTTAAATTTTTATAGTCTTTTTTAAATTGTCTTAGTAGGATAACCATGTATCCTACTAAGATTATAATTGTAATTAAATCTTTCATTTTAAAACTCCTATCTTTACAAACTCAAAACAAGTTCTTAAAATAAAAATTGCCATTTCCCTTGCTATTTCATAATTCATATTAGTTAGCTTTTTAATTTCATCATGATATTCTTTTTTTAAAAATTTGTCAATGCTGATACTTCTTTTTGGTGTGTTTCTATTGTATCTCAAAACAGAGAAAAATTCTGAATATAATTCATCGTATAAATTAATGCAATCCCAGTTTAAGCCAAACTCACCCACATTTATCAAATTAAAACCAATTATGCTATAAAGTGTTTGTAGTTCTGGACCTTTACCAACCAGAACAACTTCATTTAAATCGTTTTTGCTAATTTCTTTCATCATTATAATGTGCCCCTTTCATAATCAATAACCATTTTGTCAAAAACCTTTTTAATTTTGTCATAATCCTTAGATAAAATTCTAATTTCTGGTACACTACCTATAAATAACATAACACTAGATAAATTACAAGAAACATCAAAAAATAAATCTTGTAAAGCAATTCTAAATCTAAAGGCTGTAACACCTTTAGAATTAAAATCTGGTTTGCACCATGTAATTGTGAATCTTTCTGGAATAAAATCCAAAAGTAAATTGTTTAATTCCTTGTACTTAATCATTTTTTTCACATTCCTTTCTCAAATAAATTGTTTGAATTGCCTCAAAAACTTGTTGGCTAAACTCTTGTGTAAAAATGTAATCAAATTTTTTGTATACAGCAGATTTACAATTTACACTTAAATGATAAGATTTTTTATCTATATCATAAGAAACAAAAATAGAATGTTCATAATCGCCAAAACATGATGCAAATATAAGTGTATCATTAATATTGCTCTTATAAACTTTAAAATGATTCAAGCTTTCAATATGACACATTATTTTTAACGTTTTTAGACTTTCTAATTTTCTCATAATTTTTTACCACCTTTCCTTTATCTTTAATTATATTATACTACTTTGATTTTAAAATGTCAACTATTTTAGTTATATACGTTACCTATTACCACGCACTTCATTAATGTAAAGTATAACACTTTAATTCATTAAAGTTATACAGTGTACTACTTTAACAAAGTAAAGCGTAACACTTTAGTTAGATACAGTGTCACAGTTTAATTGACTACAGTGTTGTACTGTAATTCATTAAACTTCTACAGTGTAATACTTTAACAAACTAAAGTGTAACACTTTAATTAGATGAAGTGTCACAGTTTAATTGAACACAGTGTAATACTCTACCAAGTTAAAGTGTGAAAATGGGGGATTAATTGAAATGTCA